TCTGTAGCAGCATCACCAATTACCATGTTACCACTATGAGTAACTACACCATCTACATTTACATTACCAGAAAAATACGCATCTTTAAATTTTAAAGAAGAAGAACCTAAGTCTACTGTGTTGTTTGTTTTTGGTGTTATTGACGAGCTTCCTATAACAACATCTTGAGTAGGTCCTAGTTTAGTAATAGGTGCGCCTTCACCAGCAGAGCCATCGTGTGTGTGTCCAGAAGTACTAAAGGCAGCAACTAACTGGTCATATTCATCATTGAATAATGCTGCATTAATTGTATCTCCGTCTGAAAACGAGGACTGTCTAATGTAAGGATTTGCCATTCTTTATCTCCTGCTTGAAGGTATTAAGTCAACGTACATACCTTGTATAGAATACGGTGGGTGTGTGTCGTTACTTGTAAATTTAAAACTATTGGAAAATCCACTGCCCAATAAGTTAATCCGTTTCATCGGAACTTCAGGAGTTCCAAATTTTGACAAAGCAAAAACAGCTCCGCCAAAAAGAGAAGGTTCTAGTATAGAGCCAACAGGAAATTGTGTTGGCTGAGAAACTCCAGAATCTTCAAAATCATATCTTACATCTAAGTTTATATCTGTTGTGCCTTCTGGTTTTATAGATAGCTTAGTAAAATGTAATGTTTTTCTAATACCAATATCTCCATAATCTATATCAGGAGTCTTAAACTCTGCATTTATTTTAGCGCCATTAAAATGATACCCTTTATTATGAAAATGAACAAACCCGCTATAATCTCCGTGATGTGTTATTTCTGTATCGCTTGTGTCAAATCCAGAAGCCATTGCTGATACTTCAATGCCTTGTGTTTCTGACCACTCCCAAACTGGAACGCCTTGAGGACTTATTTTAAATGTTCCTATAATTCCTTTTTGAGATACTGTTCCTGTTGTAGACTTACAATAAAATAATCTGTATTGGTTCTGAGTTCTAATAACAGTTGTAGACAAATCAAAAGCGCCATCCGAAACAATATCACTAATCAACGGTAGTATTTTATGTGATATAGACGATAATTCAATATCGTCAATACGAGCTGTTGCAGCAACTGTTCTAATACCGTCTGGTGCTAAGAACACTAGGTCACCACCAATCTCAGCAATAGAGAAACCATCTAAGCAACCAATGTTTCTTGTTATGTCTTGCATTGCAATAGTAGAAGAAGAGTTAATATTTACTAATCTACTTAAACTACTAACACCAAATATAATAAGTTGATTACGGAAAGTTTTCATTCCTGTTATCTTATCGCCTATGTTTATTGAACCAGCAGAAGCTCCGGTAAAATCAACATCGTTATACCTTGTACTATAATATAAAGTTTCTGGTTTAGTTGTCCATCCGCCTACAAGAACATGGTCTTCGTGTACTGTTGTATATTGTGGTTTAGGTATGTCTGCATATACTGGAGTTGATGTTGACAAACCATAAGCTTTGTATAAACCTCTTTGAAATTTAAAATATCGTGTTCCGCTAACTACCTTAGTTTGTAAATAAACTACAGGGTCTACTCCGTTTGTACATGTTATTCTAGCTTGAGGAACACCTGTAGCTATATATTCTGAAAATTGATATCTAGCTGTTGTGTTTAAAGTTACTGCCGGCTTAGAAGATAGCTGTGCTGCGGTTGCCCAATCTGGTGTCCATGTATGGTTTGCTTCTTCAGTTGTTTGTTGCGTTGTAGTTGCTCCTCCAGATGGAGTACCATAATCTTTATTAACTTGAGTCCATTGATATCCATTTTCAGTCCAGTATATATTACCGTTTTGAAAAGCCCAGAATCCTTCGTTATGTGAATACAAACCTCTAATAGGGCTTGTTCCTCCATTAGGAGTTGTGGGAGTATTTAAAGTAGTTGTGGCTACTGCTGTAGTTGTTACAGAACTTCCAACATTAGAAAACGTAATATTAGGAGGTATTTGATATCCAGAACCAGCATTTGTTAGAGTTAACGATGTTATTACTCCATTGGTTACTGTTACCGAAGCAGTTGCCCCTGTGCCAAACCCTTCGGAATCTGTTATGTTAACTGTAGTACCGTTAGAATATCCAGCTCCACCATTAATAATATTAAATCCAGTAACAGGACTTATTAAAAATTTTCTGTATCCATTTATTCTTCTATACCCGCCAGACATAGAAGCTTCAAAATTCTTTAATCTTGTAGCAACTCCCGGAGTTTTAAATAATTCATAAGATGATGAGGTTTTATCTAAACCACCACCTAATGAAATTGCTATTCCTTGTTCTGTTGCCATAGTTTATACGAATCTTACTCTGTCATCTATCATTCTAGAAGGCTGTGGATTACCTGTATAAGCCCTCATTAATCTAATTCCTTTGTTATATTCTTGTAGAGCCATTGTAGATAGTTGTGCGTTTTCTTTAAACTGCCAAACATAGTATCTAGCTCTTGCTAATAATACAGACACCCACTGTTCCGGATATAATACTTGGTCTGTTGAAGCAGTTAGTTCATCTATTTGTTCCCAAGCAAAGAAGTAAATTCTGTATACTTTATCAGGCAAAGGAGACAATCCAAACTTTCTACCATCCGGTGACATAATAACTCTTAATGGTGTAGAATACTTACCAGTGTCTTTTTCATCATCATCAGATTCTCTATGATGTTTTCTCCAATCATCAATAGCTAAAAATTTAAGATTGTGTCTATCGTGTGGAGAAGTATGAGTTGTTGTCCAAGTAGCTCCAGCTCCTGTACATACAGACTGCGTATCATAATCTGTCCATGTAGCTCCAGCTGCAATACAAGTAGCGGCTGTGTTATAAGAAGCGTTAGAACATACTCCAGCTGTAGAACATGTTCCCACGTCTTCAGTCGTCATATAAAAATTATCCCAGTCTACTCGACCAAAGTCTTTTGCAGTTCCATGAGAACCACTCGAATGTTTTTTTAAAAAATACCAGCGTTGTCCTACTACAGTATCTACAAAAGCGTTTCCATAATCTTGGTTATTATCACCTGACGGTGTTGTTGCTAACCAAGGAAACTCTGGATTCTCATTAGCTATATCAAAGTATGCTCTATTAATGGAATCTTTTACAAACTTTTGTATACCAGTAGCGCTGGCAAAATTTGAAGAAGTAAGTTGAACCTCATTTAGTTCTCCTAAAATATCATTTGTTAAAGCTAAATATGTTTTATGTGACATCTTTCCTCTTCTATAATTAGGATAAGGAGTCTCCGAAGAGACCCCTTAAGTTTTACTACTTAGTCAATCTTGATAATTGCTAAAGCTAGTGCTTCAGGACGTAATACTTTACGACCCCAAACCAATAACCCACGAACAATATCTTTGAAAGAATCGTTATCACGAATTGACTCAACTGTAGATAGCGACTGCGCACAAGATACAGCTGACATATGTCCAGCTAGAATCTGGTGAGTAGGGCTACCTGAACCAGAAGGTGTTGGTACGTTGCTAGACTTGTACATCTTAAAGCCGCGAAGCTCACCTGATGCAACGAGTCCGTTGCGTAGACCACCATTTCCTTGGTTGTAGTCAACTGATAATAGCTTAGAACTTGTCTTTGCTAGTTCTTCGTAAAACTCTGGCTTTGCAACAACCCATCTGTTCTCTTCTGGAACATTTGCGTCATCAAGTAAACGAGCCAAACGTGCTAACACGTCTAGTGGGTCTACTTCGCCTGTTGCGTGACCAGTATCAATTGGAGCAGCAACTGTTCCGTATGTGTTAGAACCAATGCCTGCAACAGCAGCAGTAATAACATTTACGTCAAATGCGTCTTTCAATTGATATGCAGCGTTATCAGACGCAACCTGTTGCCAGTTTACATGTGAAAAACGCTTTTCTAAATCATCAACCTTGAACTGGAAATACTTCGCTTGGTCAACTTGTAGCACTAGTTCTTGGTCTGTTAGAACCGTAGACGATAGTGAAGTTGTCGCACGAGTATAGTCAGTTACTGTGATGGTCGGCTCTTTGATGATGTTCACTGTATCACCAAACTGTGCAATCTCGCCCATGTAGTCTGTGTTACAGATAGCTTCAGCTACTGCCGATTTACGGAAGGCAACTTGTACCTTCTTTGAAAAAACTTCCGGTAACCAGAACGAGTTTGTTTGCCCCGATGTTGCCGGATTATAGTTAGTAGTGCCTGCTTCGAAGCCCATAACTTTCTCCTGTTTTTAAAAGATTAACAAACATTATTTTGTTAATGCGTGAAAACCTTTTGTTGGTTTACTTAATAAAGCTAACCATTTACTATTCGACCTTCCTTAAAAGCTTCGTCAATCTGAGGTTGAAACTTCTCATATTGGTCTATAGAAAGATTAGCAATCTCTGAGGTAGTCCATGTTTTCTCTTGAGGAGTCGGGTCTTGCGTTTTAGCTTTAACCGACACTGCATCAGCAGCGCTTCCTCTAGAGTCAACTTCTGGACTCTTTATTTTTGGCTTGGCTTCAGTAGGTTTATTAGTTATACCAGCATCGAGTTTGTATAATTCAATAGCTCGTCCTGCAAGAGACGCGTCACCTGTGTTTTTATAAATCCAATCTTGGATTGCTTCAGGTTGTACTCTAGCCCAATCATGAAAATCTTCTGAATCTCTGATTTCTCTAAAGTCCGGATGAACATTTAATAACTCTTGTTCAGCCGCTCGTCTATTACTTATTGACTCTTTTTCTGACAGCTGAGAAACTTGCTCCTTTAAAGTTGCTAGTTGTTCCTCTGCTCTCATATGAGCTACTGTTTCTACTACATCGAACACGTCAGGATAGTCCTCTTTAAAAGTAGCCAGTTCTTCTGGGGTTTTAGGAGCTACATAGGTTGTACGTCCAGCGAGCATTTCTGCTTTTAAAGCTTGCTCTTTAGATTTCCAATCGCCTAATTTTCTATCATAGTGTTTCTTTAAATCATCATAACGCTTTTTAAAGTCAACCTTTTTATATTTTTCGGTCTTCTCATCTGGTAAAGAATCGTCACTTGTAGCTTCTTGAGCTTCTTCAATTATCTTGGCTTCCTCTTCTTTCTCTAATATAGGCGCGCCACTTGAGATAACTGCTTCTCTCTTGTCTGCTACATATGCCAATGAGTCATCAGCGCTCTGAAACCCGGTATCGGATTTTGGATTACTGTTATCCCACTTCTTATTTTTGTTATAAGGATTTGGTGTTGCTTGTACTTCTTCTTGCTTTTCTTCTGCTTTTGCCATCTTGACCTCCATTAAGTGCCAGCACAATGCTGGGTAGCTTTCGGGGTTGTAAAAATCCAGAGTGCAATTAAGGTAGCTCTGGGGTTGTCGCTACAAAGTCGAATTGTATTTCGCGAAAATACGTCTCGGTGTTTTGTAGTTAGTTAGTTAAAATTATTGTTTAGTGTCTAACAAAGAAGAAGGATTTGCTCTAGCTCTTGCATTTAATTCAGCTTCAGCTCTTGCTTCTCTTTCCATTTCTTCTTGTTGTGCTTTTCGTTTCATTGACATTTCATAGCCTACAGGGTCTGCCATAGAATGTGACGGAGTATTAAAAGCATCAGCCATTTTATCTATACCTTTTCCCAAAGTATTTTCTAATGCTGCTTTTCCAATTCTTATAGCTTTTTGTCCTAAAGTTTCTTTAGATTGGTTTCTATACATATGGTCATCTACTGCGCCTCCATGACCAAAATTTTTAACTGTATAATATCCTTTGCCGTCCTTCTTTACTAGTTTCATAAAACCTTCACCAAAAGTTTTACTCATTTCTTTAATTTCTGCCGCAGTAAAACGAGAACCGCCATAACCTAATTTTCTATCTCTTACTTTTCCGCCTTGAGCATAAGAACCATACTTAGGTTTTTTCATTAGAGAATAACCACCAGACTTAAATCCTTCATCTCCCATTTGCTGATACTCTTGTTTAGCTTCGCCTTCATCATAGTCTGCTTCGGCTTTAGCCATCATCTTTCTAAGCTTGTCCACACCTAATTGTTTTACAGCTTTAGCTGTTATAACAAACTCACCATCAGATAATTGAGCTGGAATTGAATCGCTTGTCTCTGTACCCGGACCTTCTACTTCTCCCGCTCCAGTAAATTCTCCTGTTCCCATGTTACTTCCAAGAACATCTAATATTTCTTCTAGTTCAGGATAGTCAGACATTGCTTGACCTAACACCTCTTCTTGCTCTGCTGTTAGACCGCTTTCTTGCTCCATCATCATATCATCTTCCATCATCATGTCATCTTCCATCATCATGGATTCGTCATCAAAGTTTAAAGGTACTTCTGGTTGTAACATAGAACCAGCTGTATCAAAAGCGTCTACCTCTCCACCTTCAGCGTATCCTGTTTTTAATGGACTATACATAAATGCTTCCTCCCTTTCAGCTACTGGCACAGCTTCTTTTGTTAACCTCCTAGCTTCTCCTTTTTCTGTTTCTGGATAAGTTGATTCCATTCTCCAGTTTCTTGCTGAGTCTGCTAGTAATCCGCCTTGTGCCATTTGTACTCCCCTGTATTGTAACGGTGTTGCAAATCCCAACATTTCACATGCTTCTCTATCTCCGGCAATACATCTTTTGCGTAAAGAATCTTTTGAAGTTGCGACACCCATATTATTTTTTCATTAGTGTGGTTCTTATATTTAATATTTGTTCTGCTAAAGCG